CGGGATGGTTCGACAAGCTCAAAAGGAGGGTCAAGCGAAAGCTGCCTCACCTGAGGTTGCCAGAGTTGCTTCCAGCATAAAAAAATCTGATGCAAAAGACTTTGCATCCACTAAACATAAAGGTTTACCTGAGAAAAAGAAAATGAATGAGGAAGGTTACGACCACTACAGAGACAACATTCTTATGAAAGGTGGAGACCATAGGTCAAAGGAGACTAAGAATAAATCTTATACTCCCAGTAAACCTATGAAGGGTAAGACTGCTGCGCAAAAAGCAGCGAAAGGTAAATCAGCACTAGAAATTGTAAAAGATAAGATAAGAAAAGAGTATGGAAAAGGTGCAATTATGGGAGAGGAAAACCTTGAAGAGAAGAAGAAAGGTCTCTGGGACAATATACATGCCAAGAGAAAAAGAGGAGAGAAGCCTGCAAAGAAAGGTGATAAGGATTACCCAGAAACACTCAACGTCGAAGATGTTAATTGCGACGATAGAAAGAAGATGGTTGCAGACCATGGGGCTTTACATAAGAAGAAGTCAGATGAGACTGGTGGATTACCTAGACCTGTTGCTGCAAAAAATCGAGTTGCTACTAAACAAGGTGTGGATGAAGAAGTCATCACTGAAAGACAAAAAGATAGTGATGGTCAAAGATTAAGTCAGGAGCGTGGTCGCTCTAACTATGGTAAAGCATCTATTAGAAACGTAAGACACACAGGTGAAGGTGGTAATGCTGCTGACCCTGCTGAGAGACTTGTGGCAATGGACGCAAGACATAAAAAACACTTCAAAGCACGTGGTGTGAAGACTAAGGGTATGAAAGAAGAGACAGCATTAGATAAAGCAAAGAAGAATATTGGTAGAGACCCAGATAAGAAGACTTGTTGGACAGGTTATAAAGCAAAAGGCACTAAGATGAAAGGCGGTAAGTCTGTGCCAGATTGTCAGAAAGAAGGTGTGATGGGTATGGTGAAAAGAGCAGCAGGAGTAAAAGCAAAGAAAACAACTGGTAGAGATGCAGGAGCTATCGCTGCTAAGATAATGAGAGACAAAGAGCAGAAAAAATACGTTGGTTTTTTACCCGCAAATGAAGAAATTGAAATGACCAAGAAGGCATATAATAAACTTCATAAGGACTTTAAGAGTGACGACCCTAAGAAACCTAGGACTACAAAGTATGTACCTGGTAAAGGGACAGTATCAATGCCTGTCAAATTTGTTGATGAAGCAGCATACACAGGACCTGACAAGAAAGACAGAGCAGTTATCAAGAAGATGGATAACAAAAAGTTTGCTGCTAAATTAGCAGACTATGAAAAGAATATGAGCCCTGAGAAACGTCAGGCACTTAAAGACAAAGCAACTAAGGGTATGAAATTTACACATGAAGGATACAAAGGAACTGCTGACCTTAGTCATATGCAAACACCAGAGCAAAAGAAAGCAGCAGATGAGAGATTGAAAAAAGCAAACGAAAAATCTTATAAGAATACTCAAAAAGAAGGAATAAAGTATGATAGCAAAGGGTCTTCTATGGATTATTTCTTAGGTGCTGACCCAAAGAAAACAAAAGAATATAAAGCATTAAAGAAAAAGAAGACTCAAAAAGAAGGCACTTCTTATGGTCTATACAAGGGGACAGGTAAAGCGTCAGGTGCTATGAAGAAATATCTTGATAAGAAAGCAAAGATGCTTACTAAGAAGAGAGATGCACAGTCTGATGCTGCTAAAAACAATCCTCATTTTGATAGCACACAACCCTCACCATCAGGTAGAAACAAGTATGAGCAAGTAAGTTTTAAGGACTACTTTACAGAAGGCAATAATACTGCTAGAATGTTACATAAGTCTAAAACTTCTGTTACAGGTAATATATCTGCAGACAGAGGTGGAGACGAAAAAAAGAATCAAGCATCTAGAAAGGGTCTTGAGAAAGACCTTAAAAAGAAGGGTATTGGTTACAAAAAAGGTGTTGGCAAATACAAGTATGACAGTGGTGAAACTGGCACAGAAGTATCCTATCAGACCTCAAAACCTGATAAAATGTCAAAACGTCGTTTTGGAAAAACTATGCGTCGTCTAGGTAGAAAGCACGGACAAGAATCTGTAATCACTAAGGACAAATCAAAGCCTGCAAGATTGCATGATACCGAGAGTAAGAAACCTGGGAAATCCATAAATATAGGTAAATCCAAAGGAGGGTCTAACCCCTCTGGTATGGGTCAAACTTCTGGTGATAAAGTCAGAAGTGGTAAGTTACCTAGCAAATCCAAGAAAGGAGCGTATCATTATGGCTGAGCATAAGGTAGATGCTGAAGGTTATGGCATCTGGTATTGTGCGTATTGTGGACTCACTGCCCCACGTGGACATTGGAGACCTCGCACTTACATAGAAAAACACGAAGAGAATTGTCCTAAGAAACCATGAAGACATTTTCCCAATTCATTGCTGAAGAAGCATGGCAAAAGAAGGAAGGCAAGAATAAGTCTGGTGGACTCAATGAAAAGGGTCGCAAGTCTTATGAGCGTGCTAACCCAGGTAGCGATTTAAAAGCACCTAGTAAAAAGGTTGGCAATCCACGACGTGCTAGTTTCTGTGCTAGAATGAAGGGAATGAAGAAGAAGTTGACTTCTAAAAAAACAGCGAGCGATCCTGATAGCAGGATTAATAAATCATTAAGAGCATGGAATTGTTAATTTTTGGAGTCGTTGGCGACCTTGCTAACGCATATAATACTATTGAATGGAAAGATGCTTTCCCATTTATACTTTGCCTTATTGGACTCTATTGGGTCAAGGTAAAAATTGATACCAGAGCAGGACTTGGTAAAAAGAAATCAAGAGAGTTGAAAAAAATCATCGTTGATGCTATAGTAGAAGGACATAAACAAGCACACAACAAGTAATGAGTGACGTCCATTTTAAAAAACATCGTGTGTTTCGAGAGACAGACGATGTTATTTTTTATGATATCTCTGTAGATGAATCAAATGCATCTGATTTAGTAGTCCATTCAGGTCCTGCTATATCACCACCTAATGATTCTGTAGGAGCAAAACAATTTTATATACATAGTTTTCAAGACGACTACAACAGAGTTGTATCGGGAGAGAGGACTTTCGAGTTGGTAAACTACAGTTGGAAGTATCCATACCACATAGTGCATCTCAATGTGCATAGTGGTGCGTTAGTTATACCTCGTGGCACATTTCATAGGTCACAATCGGGAGACAAAGGTAGTATCGTAATAAATCAAGCAAAGAGATATGATGGGTTTGATTCAAATGCTGAATTTTATCCAGTCTCTTCTGCTACTAACATTGACCTATATAATGCACTTACTCAAGAAAAACCAGTAGTCCACACACTAGGAGAATAATGTATACCTATCACATCTATTGGCACGACAAACCTATCTTTAGAAACCTATCAGAAGAAGAGTTTGAATTTATTTGGGATAGAATTCTATCAACTTATAATGATAAAATTAATTATGTAAGACTAGCTCCCGACTACGTGTTGGAAGAAGCTTCATACTAATGGTTTTCAAATCACAATTTATCTTAGTTGCATGTTTTTTACCCCTAGTATTCATCTACATAGTTATGAAACTTGCTGTTTGGTTATCTGCTGTATCTGCGGAATCAGACTATGTTAAACAGGAACCCTTTAGAAAACGAGGACCCTATGTGGAAAATCCGTATGCAGACCTTGATGAAGAGGAAGAAGAATATGGAGATAAAACAGATTATAGATGATGTCATTCTCAAATATTACTCAGCAAAAGGTTTACCAGTCCCTAACTGGAAAAGAAACACCAATCCAGATTGGTGGATACAATATTTACAATCTCTAGGACTCACAGAAAGAAATGAAACAATTTAACACTTGGGTATTAGATACCACAATATACATCCTTGACTTCCTCTACAGAGGTAGAGACTTCCAAAGGTTTTGGGTATTAGAAGTTATTGCAAGAGCACCATACTTCTCATTTATCAGTGTGTTACATTTTCGTGAATCATTAGGACTTAGAGGAGAGGAACACATATATCTAATGAAGGAGCACTTCTATCAGGCATTAAATGAAACAGAACATTTGGAAGAAATGGAGCTCAGAGAAGGTAACAAGTATTGGGTTGACCGCTTCTTTGCCAAGCATCTTGTTTTGGTTTATTATTGGATTATGGTTGCTTACTATCTCATCGATCCTATGGACGCTTACGACATCAACATGAAGATAGAAAAGCATGCGTATGAAACTTATATTAAATACCTTGCATACCATCCAGAAGATAAGAAAATTGCAGAGATAGCAGAGGATGAGCTCAAGCATGCTCATGAATTGCATGATGCAATGGCGATGATTGTGTGAGTGAGTCCACATATTTCTGAGACCAGAATGTATGTGATTCGGTAAATACTAATAGTATATGACGGAGAATCATGGCACATTACCTTGTAGGTTATCATGATACAGCCAATCATACTCACGAGATTTGCGAGTATGCCGACGATGCATACAATGCTATTCGACAAGCAAAACTGGATTTGCCTGAGTTAATGGGACATCCACACGCAAGCGAATATGTAGTTAAACTAGATTGAATATATCCTTGACAAATAATATATCAGCATCTATAATGGTGTTGACTTACCTTATTATCTAAATAACCCTAGTAGAGAAAGTCCATGTTATCAACAGCATATAGAGAGTTTCCAGTAACAACTGTTTTGAAGGATAAGAAACCATCCAAAGAAAAAACAATCACTGTAACTGAAGCACAAGTACAAGAAATGATAGACGATGCTATCCGTCAGCACAATAGAAATGCTGGCTTGATTAGTATGGTATTAGGTTTTGTTTTCCTAGCATTGTTTGCAGAAGGATTCTTTAGAATGATTGGATTCATTCCACCATTCTTGGGTATAGATATCAACATCGTTGGCGAAATTGCAGATAAGGTAAAAGAGCAAATACTACCACTTATTACATAATGTCTGGTTATGGTCTTGAGATAGTTTTCTGGGTAACACTAGGACTATTTCTAATATACCAATACGAAGAGTCTAAAAAATGACTGTCGTCCACTCCGTGAATATTATGATACTTATATTAGTTATCTCGGTGTCTATCGTCATCGGATATATAATGAAGTATGCATACTCGGAGATGAATCATGGGAGCGATGAAACCCCCAAGTCGTAAAAGTTGTTATAACTTTCGCGTGACAGAAATTGTTAAAGTAGTTGATGGTGATACCATTGATGTTGTTATTGACTTAGGATTTGATATCTATAAACACGAGCGTGTTAGAATCGCGGGTATCGACACTCCAGAGAAAAGGACAAGAGACTTAGAGGAAAAGGCACTAGGAATAGATGCTACTAACTGGATGAAAGGCACACTGGAGGACACTATTAATGGAGAGCATGAACTCACTATACGAACTGAACTTCAAGGTGGGGTTGGTAAGTATGGTAGGTTGCTTGGTTGGTTATACGTTGGCGATGATGATGTATCGCTCAACGAACAAATGATTGCTGAAGGTTATGCGTGGGAGTATGACGGAGGCACAAAAAATAAAAACTTTGAAGAGCTACGTGAGATTCGTAGAGCACAAGGCACACTAATTGAAGGTTAATTTATGGTCAACTTGCGTGACAACATTCTGAATAATCAAATCGTATACTACAATGGTTTGATTGCAAAGCATTCACAAAACGTAGAAATTTATCTCAACCAACCTGTAGGTATAGGTGAGCACTCTGATGTTATGGCAGCGATAGATGGCGAGATTGCTGCTATTGCTCAAGCACATGAGAAAATTGAAATTATTAATCATTATTTTTTAGGCAGATGATATTTGCATCACACCCCTCGATATACCATTTACCAGGTACATGGGAAAAGCAACCACTCATACAGCATGGTAATTGGGACCCAATCGTAACCTCTCCCCTAGTGTTATTGGTATTTGCTGTGCTTTTCATTGGAGTTGGTTATGCCCTTTCCAAGCGTACGTGATGACCTTGCTAATCTAATTAGATATAGTATCGCAGACTTTCCAGAGTTAGAGCAAATAACTACTCTGCATGATTTAATAACACACGAGAAGGTTGTTATTAAGAATGAAATGTGGAAGTCTAAAGGACTACGAAGAATTCATTTAGAGACAGCAGAAACAGATAAAATACAAATCGTCCACTGTGTCTTTTGGCCAGACCCTGCATACAATCTGCCTATATTTGGTGCAGATATAATACAAACTCCTGCAGGGGTTACTGCTGCCATAGTAGATATATCACCTGTAGACGGTGTGGATTGGAGTGACAAGTTATCACCCATCAGTAAAGAAATTCAATTTAAAGATAATCGTCAACTACCCATATGGGGTGAGATATTCTCACCTTACTGTAAGTTTGCAAGACTAAAAACAGAAGAGGAGCAAGACAAATTCTATCAGGTAGTTCTCGAGTATCTCAGGATATACAGCACAGAAGTGCAAACCGCAAAATGGTCTGATGATTGGGTTAGTATTATGAAAAGATTAGATGACCAGTGTTGGTATTCTACATCACAGAGAAAGAATAAGAAGACAAAGGCAGTGCTCAGTCAATGGTTTAGCGAAGAGTGGGCGGATAAATATATAAACAACATACTATTTGATAAACCCTAGATGGCATCAAACGAAATATATCTAGGTAATCCGAATCTAAAACGTGCAAACATTGCTCAGAATTTTACACCTAAGCAAGTAGAAGAATTCGTAAAGTGTAGTCAAGACCCTGTATACTTCATTGTCAACTACATTAAGATTATCTCACTAGATAAAGGTCTAGTTAATTTTGACTTGTATGACTTCCAAGCAGACATGGTTGAGAAGTTTCATGAGAATAGATTCAACATTGCTAAACTACCAAGACAGTCAGGTAAGTCTACAGTTGTTACTGCCTATCTGTTATGGTATACGCTGTTTAATGATAACGTAAACGTTGCAATCCTTGCTAACAAAGCAGCGACTGCAAGAGAAATGCTACAAAGATTACAACTGTCATATGAAAACCTCCCAAACTGGATGCAACAA